CAGGTCTGTTCTTTTCGCTGACTTAGCCTTCAGTAGGCACCTTGTTGGTGATGATTTTCAGATCGACTGTGTTGTTAATTGGTGTAAGTCTTTGCCCAGCGGTCATTTTTTGACTGCTTTCATCAACAGTGCGTATTCCATGAGTTCTATTGTTGCCAGTTTTATATACAATACTGGCAGCATTGATTTCTGGGAGAACGCTTCTGTTGCCACCTTGGGGGATGATAACATCAACGGCGTGAGTGACGAGTGGTGTGAACACCATAATCAGGTCACTCTCGCTAAATTCCTGGACGAGGAGATGGGTATGAAATATACTCCTGCAAACAAGGAGTCTGACTTCTTCCCATATACCGACATGTCCAAAGTTTCTTTCCTCAAGCGGCGTTTCAAGTTCGTACCTGGTAAATTGCGCGGTATGCATTTGACGTGTCCCTTGGAGATACCTTCCATCCTGCACAGTTTGTACTGGGTTCGTGAATCCAGTTATGCTTCGAAGGATCAGATTTGCAGATCAATGCTTGAGGATGCGCTTGGTGAGTTATCTTTGCACGGTCGCGAAATCTGGAACATGTATGCCCCAGACGTTATCAAGTGCATGGTGGAACTTGAGTGCTCCCCAACATTGAGTGTAACTGACCATTTTGGCTACTTGCAGTATATGCTAAGTAGAGTTGATGGTTCTTGGGGCGAAAAGCAAATACGCGATTACAGTGGTAAAAATACCGGGGCTTAAACTAAGCTGTAATTGGACAGGGCTGTCGCCGACACCTCGCGCTATTTAGCGTTACCACCCAGGATGAGGTATATAATCCAGGGAGTAGCTGCCACTCACATCTTCCTGAGTCAGGAGGTGTGTAGTAAAACGACTCGCTCAAGTTGAAGTACAGGCCACTAGTCCAGAAACTAGAGATACGACTGAGATATGCGACAGTATTACAGGGTTAGCTATATCCGGTGATGCTGCCCCCATTGGGGTTTCCAATTTTCTTCAGGAGGCTTGCACTTCTGTTGAAGTTTTTGGAGCTCATAAGCACAGCGGGAATGCTTCCGTTGTGCAAAATGATGTTCAAGACTTAACAGAATATTTAGCAAGACCTCGTCTGATATCTGCCGGTGCGTTGCCTTTGAGTAATAGAGGAACAGTATACACCAATTATTTCAATTATTCTGACCTGCTCGTCTATTTCCCAAATTTGGCAAATCGTACACAGGGTGTTTTTGGAATTCGCGCAGACCTTCATTTCAAACTTCAAGTTGCTTCCACTCCTTTTCAACAGGGTGTTATTTCTTTGGCTTTCCAGCACTTAGGTTTTGGCATTAATGCCGGCGCCCTCAGGACTAATCGTTCTGAGAGGGCCACCAATCTCCCCCATGTACGTATGGACATTTCTGAAACTACAATGGTGGAGTTCCAAGTGCCCTACTTGGCCCCTCATGAGTTTTGGACCAAGTCAGATACAAACTATGGCAATGAGGTCATTGGCGCTGTCGCTATTAATATGCTTTTGCCTATATATGCTTTAGCCGGCCTTACTGCCCCCACGTATAAGTTGTTTTTGTCGTTAGTCAACGTTAAGTTGTATGCGGCAGATAACTATGCTGATACAGTCATCACTCCTCAATCTGGTAAAGTTGTGGGAGCTATGCTTACTGAGGCCCGTGAGTCTCATTTGATTTCAGGTGCTTTGGGTTCTGGTGCTAAGATAGCTCGATTTATAGGTAGACATATTCCTGCAGTTTCCTCGTACTCATCCACGGCTTCTTGGTTTTTGGATTCTGCTGCTGGGTTAGCTAAATATTTTGGTTTTTCCAAGCACCAGATTCAAGACCCTTTCGTTAGGGTGAATAACTTGGTTACCGCCAACGAGCATAACTCAGATCGTCCTACTGCTATTACAGTTTTGACACCCATGGGTGATAATTATTGCCCCCACACTCCTGAATTTATTGGCACGGAGGTGGATGAGATGTCTTTGGAGTACTTGTTAACACAATACACCCAAATTTGTATCGCCAGTCTCACGACCAGTAATATCCAAAATGACGTTATTTATGCTTGTAACGTTGGTCCTTCCACTATGTGGTTCAGGACACCTTCCACTTTTCCTTTTGGTAATTTTAAGTCTCCAGTTTTGGTTGGAGCTGTTTCCGGCTTCATTCCGTCTGGTATTATGTGGTGGACAAGTTTCTTCAGGCAGTGGAGAGGTGGATTTACATTTCGTTTCACCTTTGGGAAGACGAAATTTCATGCCGGACGAGTACTCTTTAATTTCAATCCTGGTTTAGAGCAATCTGAAACAGTTGCCAGAACCACCGTCCTAGGTCCAGAGATTAACGCTGCTGGACCGCAAGCTTTTGGCTATTCTGCCATTTTCGACCTTAAGGACAGTAATGTCTTTGAATTTTCTGTTCCTTATGTCAACAACCTCCCTTATATGACCTTTGGTGGTATTTTGGGGGGTTTATCCATGACAGTCTTGGATCCTTTATTGGCGCCAAGTACTGTCACGACCAGCGTTCCTATTATGGTTGAAGTTAAGGCCATGCCTGGTTTCGAGGTTTCTCTGTTTTCTGGTGTCAATTATTTTCCAAACCAGAACGCTGTGGTTTTGCAATCTGGTAAGATTGTCCATACTATGGCTGACGACGTGTGTCAACACACTGTCGGAGAGAGATTGTACTCAATCAAGCAGCTCATAACAATACCACATTGGAATGTTAGTTCCACCACTTCCACAGTTAACTTGGTTTTGCAGAATGTACCACCACCTTGGTGGTCTTATCCACTTATTCCTGGTACCACTCCAACATCCGCCACGTTATCTGTGTATGACGGTTCAAAGACGAGTGGGGCCATGGCTCAGTGTTTTGTCTTTGCTCGTGGTGGTACAGATTATCACGTATACACTGACACTATTGAAGGTGTCATGTTGTATGCAGGTTACACCGGTTCTAAAGGTTTGACGTATAACGGAGATGCGTTTAAACTTACTCCCAGCTTTGCAACCCACTCTGGAAACACCACTGCGTTTGCCTCTCGAGGTGACCCTTTGCATGTCAGAGTTCCATTTAATTCCTCAGCTAAACGTGCATATACTCAGTATGGCGTTGATGTCAACTCTGTGTTTAGTTTGACTAGTAACAACGCCACTAGTAATTATTATTTTCGCACGGCAGCTCCTTTCTTCGCAGCCAGGTTTACCAAAGCACAAGTGGTTGGTATGGCCTGCGGCATGTCTGCTGCAGACGATGCGGCCTTGGGTTTGTATATAGGTCCTCCTATATGCCAGCTTCTTGACCCCACATCAATCACTGCTAAGGATCCTGACATGCCTTTGCCTTTCACTTAGGCATATGTGTTAGAGCACTATGTGCTGGACTCAATCCCGCATTGCATGTGTTGGCCAGCCTACGCTGTTTTCAGACAGGCGGTTTAACAACACCTTCC